ATCCGAGACACTCGCGCTATCGCTTAGCACGATATTGACCGTAAGCGCAGCCGCGTCTGCGACCGATACCGTCTCTGATCTGCTCAAGCCAACAAGTAGCGTCTGCGAATCTATAAAGCTCGCGCCGTCGCTCTGTGCTTTGCCAACACCGATAGATGGCGAATCAGTCACCGAAAAAGCATCGCTCGCCGGCCTTGATAGATCAAACGCCTTGCTATCAGCGATACCGAAAACGTTATCTAGCGACTTGAAGAAGCCTATCGTCTGGTCATCGTCAGCCAGTACGCCGTTCACATCATCCGTAGCGCCGATCGTGTCAGCGAGAACCTTCGAGATATCGAAGCGCTGCACTTCCGACAGATAGATGTAATCCGTTGCCTCGGTGTAATCCTCTAGAAAGTAGTCGATCGCATAGGGCGAAAACGCGACTTTCGTAAAATTATTGACCCGAAAGTCAGTAAACGAGGCGTCATCAGCCAGCGGCTTATCTACGGTAAGCGTCGCCGAGTCAGTTACGCTTGCTGAATCGGCTAGGGTTTTTGCGAACGCAACAGACAGAGCTTCCGAAAGCGCTGCGTTATTCTCTAAAACCTTGGCGAAGTCACGAATCTGCGCATCACTAAATAGCGCTGAATCGGCTTTATTAAGCCCAAACAACAACGTTTCGATTGCGTCAGATAGGGCTGCGCTGTCTGCTAGAACTTTTGAGACTTGCTTGCTAATCGTCTCGGAGATAGCAAAGCTATCAGCCAGTGTAACGAACTCGATCCACTCGGCAAGCACGATATCGGCTGTCTTGATCTGCCATACAACGGCATTGACCAGAGCGCGAATCTCGTTAGCTTGAGCGGCGGCAGAAAAGGCATTTGCCTCCGTAGAGGCTCTAAGCTCTTTCTCGTCAGCCGTCGCCGATAGGTAGAGCGGCGTGACGCTGACGCGAAGCTGCGGCATTTAGTCCCAGTCTGCGCGAAGGCGAATCTCGATAGGCTCGAATACGGTCTGCACAAGACCGCTCGGCATCGTTATTTCGACTTCGGCCTCGTAGTCGCCAGCATCAAGATTAAGATTGCCAGCCGACCAAACGACATAGCAAACGCCATCATCGGCATCGCCGCCAGGGCCGGAGTTAATCGTTAATGTCTTGGTCAGCAGAACCGTGGTGGTTCCGGTAGCGCGAAGCAGAAAACGCCCAGTGGCATTCGTGAGATCGACCGGCGTGCCGCTGGGGTCTTCCGTGATCGTCAGCTTCAGCTGCGGCCCGGTATCTCCTGCGACGAGTCGAACTTTTGCCATTACTCCACCTTTTTCGGGCGTCCGCGCTTCTTGTATTCGGCGATCGGTAAGCCGTCTGCGACTTCGATCGCGTAGCCATTAGCGACGAATATCTCCGCTAGCTTAATCTGCCAGGGCTCATCCATCGCCAGAACTTCATTCGTGGCGTAGAGGCGGACGGATAGCCCTTGAGCATCCGCCGCACCTCTACATGGCTTAATCATCCGTATGGACATTACCGCCCCCTATGGAGCTAGCCATTATCAGCTATAAACGTGACGGGGGTTGCCCTTAACAACGATAGCCGAAGTTGGCGTACCGTTGGTGTGGGTACCGGTCCGATCGTCTACAACACGAATGTACCGCTTCGACCCGATGTAGCTAAGCTGGAAGATAGCGGGTGCTTCAGCGTTCGCGTCAATGGTGGCAAAAATGCCGCCCGAAGCGATCGTCGCATCCGTTACATCAGCTTGCGCAACAGCGGTAAACGTCGAATTGTCATCGCTATGCTCTAGCTTAAGGTCGATTTTCACCGATCCAGAGAGCGTATCGCCTTCGGTGCCGACCTGGGCGACAACCAGAGCCGATTCCCAAAACTGGAGATCGACGCCAGTGCCATCCGTATCAGCGGTCCGATTAGCGGGAGCAAGCGAAACAACAGCCGCAGTCTTATTGCTCAAATCGTACATGGTCTACTCCCTTAGCTCGCAACGACCTGAATGCGCATCGCCTCGGGCATAACAACCTGGCCACCAACACGACGGCGAGCAACGTAGCGCACGTTGCCAGAAGTCGCCTGGGTGAACGGGTCGCGCAGCACTGCGAGCGACACACGATCAACGATCATATAACCACGGCGGAAATCACCGAAGATGATCGGCTTAGCATTCGCCGCAACGTCAGGCATATCAGCGGCCTCGACATACGGGTAGCCAAGGATCGTATTCGGCACACCGGCGATGATCTGCATTCCGGGCTGGAACACATACTGATTCGCCGAATCCTTCAGCTTACGAATCGCGCCAAGGGTGGTGCGATTAAACATGAAGGTACCGTTACGACCGTAGTCCGACTTGATCGCGTGAACCAGCGTGATCAGGCCATCAGCGGTAATCGCCGAAGCGTTGCCAGAATTGGTCGTTCCGACTGAAGCATTGGTGAGCAGACCTTCCGGCTTGCCAACACCGTTACCAGAGACGAAAGCCAATCCTTCGGCTTTAGCGAACTGCTCGGCGAATTCGCCGGACATTTCGGCTTCGAGATCGAAAACCGCATCTTCAAGAAGCTGCTCGGAAATATCGACCAGCGCATAAACTTCATGCGTCGGAATCTCTTCCTGGCCGGTCGTATAACCGGTGGTCTCGGCCCGAGTGCCTTGCTCTGCAACCCACTGCGCCGTAAACGTGGCAGTGCGCGAGGGCATCTTGATCGATTTTTGCGTGGTCTGACGAACACGAGCAACCGAACGAACAGGCGAAATCTCGGTTACGGTCTTGAGCAGTTCGCGCACATACTCTTCGGGGGCCAGGAAGCCACCAGAAGTGTCATTGCTAACTGATAAGGCCTTAACCTCATCCGGCTCCATCCCTTCTTTGCCCTTGCGCAGCCACTTATCAAACGCCTTAACCGATGCGTCGATTTGTTTGCTTTCCGCGCCAGCGCCAGGACGGCGAAGCATGGTTTCGAAGTTCGCAATCTTCTCGCCGATCGCTTTCTGATCGAGAGCGGCTTGCGTTGCCTTCTGGTTTACCGATTCCAGCTTATCGAGTTCAGCTTCGATTTTCGCCAGTTTCGCTTCGAGCAAGGGGTCAGCCCTGCCAGTTTTCTCAATCGACTTCAGTCGCGCATCGTTCGCTGCCTTGAACTCTTCGAAGGCGGTAGCGATGGCATCGACTGCATCTTTTACGTCAGCCATGATTACCTCACAAGGATGGATTTTAGACGCTGGAGAGACTCCAGCACTTCCTGCTCGCCTTCTGCATCCCGCAGTCCTAGAGCTTTAGCGACGGCGCTTGCCGCCGATTTTGCTTCCGACCGAGATAGCCCACATTCGTCCCGAAAGTGGCTTTCCCATTGCCGGACAGTCATATCCGCGCCCTTTACCGCGTTAACCCTGGCCTTTGGGTTCATCGGGAAAGTAACAGCGGAAATCTCCATGAGGTCGACCTCGGAAAGGTAGCGCTTCCGAGAACTTTCGTCCCAGCGCATACCTTTAGGCTCGACCCGATATCCGATAGACAGGCCGTCAAGAGCGCCCATCTTCATTAGCTCGTAGGCTTCGCGACCGCGCTGCGTACCGAGCGCGAGCCTGCCTTTGACTTTAAGCCCCCTGCGATCTTCAATAATGTCATCAAAGACGCCGATTGGCTCATCCATATTGTGTTGCCAAAGCAGCTTAATGCCTTTAGCGCCGCGCTTAGATAGCGATTTGGCGAAAGCACCCTCTTCGATTACGTCGTTACCGAGATCGACGTTACCAAAGACGGAGCCGTAGCCAGTAAAAGTACCAGTTTGATCGTCATCCGCTTTAATCTCAGCGGAGACGTTTAGCGTCGCGCGTTCGTACATCTTATCCTCCGACTTACCTCTAAATTGAGAGTAGCAGACGGCAGCACGTTGCCCTTGGTCAGGAAAATCGCTGACCATCGTATCGTTGCCCATGCAACGTGAAACAAACTCGTCTTCTGACTCGCCGGAGTTTGGCTTTGGTAGCGGCATGGCCTAAATATACCGTATAAGAATGGTTGCGACAATTATGGCTCGAAATCGTCTGGAATGATATAACTGACCACGCACCTACAGTTACAGACGTTTCCTGGCCCCCCTCTGACATCGCCTGGATACGACATTCGATAAACGATGCCGCGATAAGGCACCTCGAAATCTTCATCTAGCGCGACTTCTACGCCATTCATTTCTACATGATGCGGCCTAGTCCGATCATCATTAGCGGCGACCCAGCGCTTTCGCATCTCTGGAATATTCGAATCTTTGGCTATCGTATGGTTGGCGTAGCTTGAAGCTGCATGCGTTTCTGTCCGCGCGATTAGCCGCGATCTATATCTACCGATAGAGCCGCCCACAGAATCCTCGATTCTCTGGCTTATCTCTTCTAGCGTAAGTTCCAGCGCAAAAGCCTTGGTAATTGCTTGCTGTATGCGCTTGATTGTCGTATCGGTAACGTCTTTAACGTTTTCTGCACCTACGTCGCGCATAAACTGGCGAAACATACGCTCAAATTGCGACTCTTCTTTAGAGAGATTCAGCAATTGAGACTGACGCCGAGAGAATTCTTGTAGCACCGCTCGATAGTGCGGCTCAAAGATCGCACGCAGACGTAGCTCGATACCGTCTAATAAGATGCGCAGCCGAGCCTCGCTTTCGTAGACTTCAGCCGCGCTCCTAGCTATCTGA